GAATCTGCAACAGTTGCATTAATCACGAAACAAGGCAACACAACATTTTTTAATAACGTAGTACAAGTTGATGGAACAACAACTGGTGTTACATTAGTTTATCAAGGTGGAACTGCTCCAACATCTGGAAACGCTTCATCTAATGATGTCTACACTTACACAGCAATCAAAACAGCGGCATCAACATACACAATATTAGCAGCGCAAACTCAATTTAAATAAGGAGTAGAAAGAATGCCTTTATTATCTACAAGAGGTGCTTCATCAGCAAAAGGATTTGGACTAACTTCTGGTCTAAAACAATTTATGGTGGATTATTTAGTAGTAGCCGGAGGAGGAGGTGCTTTTGGTCCTGATAGAGCAGGCGGTGGAGCCGGTGCAGGTGGTTTTAGAGAATCTAAATCACCCCTTAGAAGTTTTACGGCTTCTCCTTTAGCATCATCAGATTCATTAATATTAAAAGCAGATACCTATACAGTTACAGTAGGAGGAGGTGGTCCGGGTGCAGGTACAGGACCAGCAACTGGCCAAGGTAATCCAGGAAATGATTCAATATTTTCAAGTATAACTTCAACAGGTGGTGGTGGAGCTGGTTATTATAGTGCTGCAACAGGAGGTAGTGGTGCTGGTGGTGGATCTGGTGCAGGCACTGGTTTAGCGGCAGGAAACACTCCACCAACAAGTCCGCCGCAAGGGAATGACGGAGGAAATGGATTTACAGGTTTTTATAATCCAGTTGCAGGAGGAGGTGGAGGTGGAGCTACTTCTGCAGGAAGTACTGGAGTAAGTGGTCAAGCAGGCCCAGGTGGAAATGGAGCAACTACTTCATTTTCAAATAGTCCAGTAACTTATGCTGGAGGTGGCGGAGGTGGTGGACAAAATGCTGGTGGTGGTAGTGGAGGCCCTGGTGGTGGAGGAAATGGAGCTAATAATGGTGTTGGATCTCCTGGATCAGCTAATACTGGAGGGGGAGGAGGTGCAAATGGAGGCACTGGTCCAGAAGGTGGTGGACAACCAGGTGTAGGTGGTAATGGAGGATCTGGTATAATTATTATTAGAGCACCCGGAACTGCTGGAGTTTCAGCAAGTCCTGGAACAAACACAGTAACAACATTGCCTGCTCCAGCAGGTGGTTGTAAAGTAGCTACTTTTACAGTTTCTGGTAGTTTAACCTTAAGTTAAAAATATGGCACATTTTGCAGAATTAGATATAAATAATAAAGTTTTAAGGGTAGTAGTTGCTTGCAATCAAGATATTGCAAATAATGGTGGAGAACAATCAGAGCAAGCTGCAAAACATTTTGAAACAGTTTGTCCTCTTTCTAAAAATGGCATAAAATGGGTTCAAACTTCTTATAATAATAATTTTAGAAAACAATATGCTGGAATTGGTTACATATTTGATTTTACAAAAAATAAATTTATCTTCGAAAAGCCATTTGCATCTTGGTCACTAGACTCTAATGATGACTGGCAGCCCCCGGTTTCATATCCAACAGTTAGAACTTATGGAGATAATGTAAGCTACTTTATTTTTTGGGATGAAGTTGAACAAAGATGGTTAGGGAAAGATATTGAAAACAATGAATTTGCTTGGATTCCTTCATCTACTTCTTGGATATCTACGGGGAATTAATCTTTACTTTTAAATAAAAATTTAATATAAATTAGGTAGAATGAATCTACAGAATTATTATTATTACTTTCAAAGTGCATTAACACCTAGATTTTGTGATGAGTTAATTAAATATGGAACTGCTCAGCAAGAGAAATTAGCACTTACAGGTTTTCAAATAAATAAAATTAACGAAGGTAAATCTTTATCTAAGGAAGATTTAAAAGATTTAAAAAAAACACGAGACTCAAATATTACATGGTTAAATGATCGTTGGATTTATAAAGAAATTCAACCATTTATTCATCAAGCAAATAAATTAGCAGGATGGAATTTTGATTGGGATTTTTCAGAAAGCTGTCAATTTACAAAATATAAATTAAATCAATTTTATGATTGGCATTGTGATTCTTGGGAAACTCCATACGCGGATTCAAATAATAAAGATACATTTGGTAAAATTAGAAAACTATCTGTTACATGTTGTTTATCTGATCCAAAAGATTACGAAGGTGGAGAATTAGAGTTTGATTTTAGAAATATGGATCCTGATAAACCAACTGTTAAGAAATGTGCAGAAATAGCTCCACGTGGTTCTATTGTTGTATTCCCATCTCACGTTTGGCATAGAGTTAAACCAGTAACAAAAGGAATAAGATATTCATTAGTAATTTGGAATCTTGGATATCCTTTTAAATAATGACAAAAATAGAAAAACTATCTGCTTCAATTTATTTTGGTTCACCAATTTATTCTATTGAAATTCCAGAATGGGTAGATGATGTAAATAAAGTTTGTGATAAATATATAAAAGATTCAAAAAAAAATAATATTAATAATATTAAAGAAAGAGAAAAAAAACTTGGTAAAAAAATAGGTGATCATGGTATAAGTTATCATTCTATATCTTTATTTAATGATCCTAATTTAAAAGAACTACAAGATTATATTGGAGCAACAAGTTGGAGTATTTTAGATCATATTGGATACGATTTAAAAAATTATGAATTATTTTGGACTGAATTCTGGGTACAAGAATTTGGTAAAAAAGGAGGAGGAAATCACGAAGGTCATGTACATTATGATAGTCATATATCTGGTTTTTATTTTTTAAAATGTAGTGATAAAACTTCAAAACCTGTTTTTCATGATCCAAGACCTGCAAAGTTAATGAGTCAATTACCATTAAAAAATGAAAATGAAATTACTCTTGGAATAAATCAAATTCAATATAATCCAAAACCAGGTACAATGATATTTTTTCCATCTTATATGGAGCATCAATATATTGTAGATAATGGGATAGAGTCTTTTAGATTTATACATTTTAATTTACAAGCTATTAAAAAAATGATATTAGATGTTGTTAGAAATAAATAAAAAATGAGTTTTAAAAAAAATAAATACGTAGTTGTTAAAGAAGCAATATCAGAAGATCTTGCAAAGTTTTGTTATGATTATTTCATGATGAAAAAACAAGTTGCAAGAACTATGTTTGATAATAAATATATTTCACAATTTACCGAATACTTTGGTGTATGGAATGATCAACAAGTTCCAGATACATATTCACATTATTCTGACATTGTAATGGAAACATTACTTGTCAAATTACTTTCAGTAATGGAAAAAGAGACATCTCTTAAATTAAACCCAAATTATTCTTATGCTAGGATTTATAAAAAAGGAGATGTATTACATAAACATAAAGATAGATTCTCATGTGAGATATCTACAACTATGCATTTAGGTGGTGGATGTTGGCCAATATATTTAGAACCAGATGCATCACAAGGTAGTCATGATGAAAAAAATGGTAAATATAAACCTTCCAAATCTAAAGGCATTAAAATATTATTGGAACCTGGTGATATGTTAATTTACAAAGGAAATGAATTAGAACATTGGAGAGATAAATTAACTTTTGATGATTGTGGTCAAGTGTTTTTACATTATAATAATGTTGAAACTAAAGGATCTAAAGAAAATATATACGATCGTAGACCTCATCTAGGACTTCCAAGTTGGTTTAAAAAATAATATTATAAATAAAAATAAAAAATTATAAATGAGTAATAAATATGATTTTTGGTACTGGAAAAATATTTTTAATAATAAAAAAATTAAAGAAATAAATAATTTTATAGATAATAATTTTGATAACTATCAAGATGAAATAGAAAAAGCAAAAGATGAAAAAGGAGTTAGTAAAAAACTAGCTACTGTTAAAGTAATTAGTTTTAAAAAAATTAAAAACTATATAAATGATTTTAAAGAATTGTTTATGGAATCTGCTAATCTAAATTTTGGATATGAAATATTTAATTTAGGAGATTTTGAAAAATGTAATTTAAATATTTATTCTTCAAAAAATTTAGGTCAATATAATTGGCATATAGACAATTCTCGAAATGATCTTTATGATATTAAATTAACTGTTTTAATAAATATTTCTAAAGAAAAATATGAAGGTGGAAATTTTTATATTTTTAATAATAATGAATTTGAAATAAAAGAATTAAATGTACCCGGAAATGCAATTATGTTTAAATCTTATTTAAATCATAAAGTTTTACCTGTTTTAAAAGGAGAAAGAAGGACACTTGCTTTATTTTTAAAAGGTCCAAAATTTAAATAAAATAGTATATTTCTTATTTTTTTAATGTATAAAGGAAGGCTTATGCCTTTACAGAAGATACAATTTAAGCCTGGATTTAATAAACAACAAACTGCAACCGGAGCCGAAGGGCAATGGATTGATGGAGATAATGTTAGATTTAGGTATGGAGAACCAC